TTGCTTGACCTTGAACTCTTTAGCGATAAGAGCCAGCTTTTTAAGGTTCGGTTCGCTGTAACCTCCCCTAAGGCCACCGCTAGCGAGAAGGAAAAGGTTACCGTTCAGGTAGCTAACTACAGCGTATCCAAGCTCGTCGCTGCCGCGTCCAGAAGGGTCAACGGCCATGACAACCCCGGTGTATTCAAGAAATTCATCCCCTATCTGAGCCGGTTTGTAGAAAAGGTCACCATGAAGCCCAACCGATGGAAGGTCTAGGGCTTTATCGCCGTTAGCCATCCACACAACCTTATTAGGACCGTTTTCACGGTTAAGGCGGAACACACAGAGGTCTCTGAGCTTGAGAGGAAACTTCTCCTCATCACTCAGACTGATGTCTAGGAGGAACTGAAGATTAAACGTTGAACGTCCAATGGACATTTGACGGGCTTCTAGTTCAGCCCAATCAAAACGTCGAGGGTCTACAGGGTGTCCAGCAAGTCCTGGGTCTTCATCTAGATCAGCTTGGATCTTTGGTGCTAAACGGTTGCCGTAGTAGTTCTTGAGTTTCTTACCCGTGGGGTACAGAGCAGGCCAAATCCTGACGGAGTAACCAGAGACCTCAAGCTTTGCGTAAACACTGTCTTGGGTGTGAGGTGTACCGAGGAACACGATCTCACCACCAGGCTTAATCACGGAATCAAACTCTTTAATCGATTCCCGGAGCTTGTCTCGGATTAGTTGGGTTTCACAGGACTGTGGTGTTTCAACGTCGTCAGCAACGATGAGATCAGCACGGGAGCCAGTAATTTGCCCAAAGATGCCGCTGGAACGGACAGAAGGAGACTGGTCTGGTTTTGCGCCGTAAACGTCAAAAGCAACCTTTGAAAACCGTTGGGTGTCGCTAGGAAACAGGTCCTTGACCATGAACCAGTTTCGGAGCAAGTCATGGCAAAACACGGAGAACGCATCTGCACGGTCTTGAGCTGCAGAGATCACCAGCACCTTACAGTTGGGATCCCTACGCAGCCTCCACAGCACATAACCAGCTGTCAGAAACGATTTACCGCAACCCCGATACGCCATGATGATGCGCCGGTTAGGGCCGTTCTGTAGGTAGTCAGCAACTTGATACTGAACAGGAGTAGGACTAGGAAGCCTTAGGTAGTCCCAAAGGTAGGTAGCAAAAACAGGAAACGACTCTGCAGCTTCCTTAATAATCTGTTCAGTCTGTTTGCTTGTTCTTGACATTGACTGCCCACTTGAACATTTGGCTCAAGTTATTCTGCAGGATCACGGTCATTTTTAAGAACTCAAACAGCATCTTCTCCAGGTCTTCCCGAGAGCAGTTAGGGATATCTCGACGGACCTGTTCAAGCCGTAACTGCTGTTCTATGGATAGCTCGAAACAGGGCATAGGAGGTAGTTCATCCATTGGTCAATAACTTGCTCACGCACCTCACAATACTCAGGACGCTGTTTAAACCAAGTTTTCCAGTTAGAACTACCCTTTTCGTGGTTGCACTTCCGACACGCAGGAACGATGTTGGTAGCTAGATCTTCTCCACCTTTGGTTTTGGGATGGATATGATCAAGAGTTAACTGATCATCTTTGACACCGCAGTAAGCACACTGACACCCAAAGGCTTCTTTAATTGACTGTCTCCATTGTTTTACTGCTTCTCGACGCTGGAGGGCTTGAAGATTTGCCATAGCAGCCTCTGGTGTCAAATAGACAAAGCCCCCGGATGGCGAACGAATCACCATACCGAGGGCTCTGCTTGGTACATATAGGAAGGGTTAATTCCTAAGCACCAATATAAGACCGGACCTTCTTGATATCGACTTCTGGCAGAGCAGAAATCATCTCGGAGATAGCCGACATATCACCACCATTAAGAGCGGTAATACCTTGGTCTTTTAGGAACTTAATAGCGTTTGCCAAATCAGAAGCTTTTACATCTTCACGATTGAGTTGATCAATCAGTTTGGTAGCAACCAAACGGTGAAGGCTATAAAGATCGTCTTCCGAGGCAAGGCCATCAGTCTTATTTAGAGACTTTTTTGGAGCGGCTGCCATAAATCACACGGAATAGTTTCAACCCCAATTGTACGAGGCTGTTTTCTTTAAGTTTGGATACAGCAATCAGTTCAGAAGCTGCAAAAGCACTAAGCCAAAAAGCAGCTTGCACCGAAGGATCAGAAAAGTCCATAAAGATACCTAGCTAGGTTTCTTGATCAAAATAGCCCAACCAGAGTTAGGTCCCTCAACGAGCCACCTTTTATCCCAATTCTTTTGGCTGTAAGCAACGCCTTCACCTTTGGAATGGTTTACATAGCCACCACGAACCATATCAGCCTCTCCATTGGGGTCATGGTGAATCCAAGCACCTTCTGTAAAACCAATCACCACGCTGTAATGCCCAGAGCCGCTAGGAACCCCTACAGGGCCCTTGTGGAGCCAACCTGTTACTACAGGCCGACCAGCCTCTAACTCGCGCCTCAGGAGCTCTGGGGAGCCGTTCTGAATGAATTTAGCGTCTAGTCCAAGGTGTCTAAGGGTTTTAAGCTGAGCATCAGCAGAAGTTGAATCACCATATCGAGCACGAATCTTGTTGTACTCGTTATCTGTTTTTACTTTGCCGTAATAGTCAGCAACCATTGCACAACTAGAACTAAAACACTCTCGATAACCATTAGGGCCGTTATCCAATTGGTACTCATAAGGCACCTTTAGCAACATACCTGTTTGCTGTATTTGAGGTTTATTTGTTTGACGATTAACAATGGAAATTAGTTTGTTTGCATACCGAGGATCAGTAGCGTACCCCTGTGCTTGTAGCTGTTGAGCGGCTTCTGACGCTGTTTTAGCGTTATTTACTCCTTTGTATTGTTTGTAATCTTTGTACCACCGAGTAACGAGGTATTCAACGCATTCTTTAATAGAAGAGAAATTAAGAAAGCCGTCACGAACAGAAACAGGTACCCCATTGACATACTCCGTTGTTTCTACGGACTTACCAGATCCTTTAAGTCCAAAGTAATTATGAACCCCAGATGTATGTTGTCCCCAATTGCTTTCCAAAGCCCACTGAGCAGCAACTAGCTCTGGAAACTTTGCTCCAGCATCACGAGCAAGCTGCTCTACACCGTCCCACGAGCCGTTACTTGGGATTGTGTTCTTAGGACCAGATCTCCACAAATCAGAAAACTTTGCCAAGGTCCCTGGAGGAATCTGATCCTGCAGGAAATCCAAAGCAAAGTTTTGATGTTCTTGGTTGTTGTAATACTTAGCTACGTCACGAAGAGAGATGTCGGCCATTGAGCAAGATCCGGTCGAGTTTTTCGTCGATGTGTTGGATCTGTTTATCGATCCGGTCCATCATCGGCATTAGCTCGTCCTTTCTAACAAACTCTTTGTGAATCGTCATCTCAACAGTGTCGATACGACGGTCAAGCTCTGAATGACGTTTGTGGTTCCAAGCAAACATACCGCCACCGACACTGGCAGCACCTAAAAACAGCGAAAGAAGAAAAGACGGATCCATAATCAAACTGGCGGAAGGCTAATACCAGTCGATTTCAAACCCCGACGCTTGAGTTCTTCATCCAACTGCTTGTTCTTAAGACCACTTTCTTCAAGCCGCTTAAGTTGCTCACCAGTTCTTTTACCAAGAGCACCAGAGCTTTTATTGATATCAAAGCTAGGACCACCAGCAATGTGACCCTTTTGCTTCATTCGATAGCCTTTAGAACTTTTCATTTACCTTTGGGTACACAGTTAGGAACAGTCTTGGCACCTTTCTTTTTGGTACCAACCATTTCGTAGCCTTTCCAGCAGGGTCCTTTAGCCATCAGTCCTCTCCCTTCATCTTGGTGGTGTACTGTCGACCACGCCAAGTGAACGTCTTTACACCAGCTTTACGAGCATCAGCAAAAGCATCGTCAAAGCTGCCTTCACCACGACCCTTGTTACCTTGACGAGCCATGCGCTCTTGACGGCTGAACTCACCACCTTGAGTGCGCTGAGCGGCCACTCTACGGGCCTCAGAGGCGGGTAGAGACCCTTTGGCTGGTTGAGCCCTCATAACCTCTGCAGCGACCATCAGAGGGATTCCTAGACGGCTTACAGCGCGGCTCATGCCTTGAGACTGCATTGCAGGGGCTCTCGAAGCACCAGTGCGAGTTACCGTTCCCGGTGCCGTTGCACGAGGCAGTCGAGCGGTTTGCATCGGACGTTCCCGCCCACTAGGAGTCCGAAGACCACGACCCCGTTGAGTAGCCCCTTGGCCTTCAGGAGCAAACTTACCAGCGTTACTCCTGGTTTGACCGCCTCGTTTGATCGGCATAACGATTACTTGGTTTTATAACCTTTTTTCATCTTGCCACTCTTTTGGATTTGTGGCTTACCTGCAGCTTTAGCTTCTTTAGACCAGCGCTTAGCAATCTCAGGATGTTGAGAGTACATAAAACGCATTTGCTTCTCAGAACTGAACGGCATGGGTCTAAAACAAACTCTTTAAAAATGTTACTAACAAAAACAGCCCAGGCTACTAACCCAGGCTGCAAATAGAATTAAAGATTTTTTAGGTTTTTACTTACCTTGACCGCGATAAGCCTTTTGATTGTTTTTAGGCTTACTGTTTTTACTCTTACCTTGAGTCGTTTGCTTCGGTTTAGGCGAAAGACGGACTGGTTTACCGCTAAGAGTTTTCTTAACCATTACGGTAGCCCAAAGAGTGCTTTAAGTTCCGCCACGGTCAACCCAGCTGCTTCCAGCTTCTGCTCAGTGGTGAGCACTGGGGCTGGTTCGGGTTCAGGTGCAGGCAAGGGGGTGTTGCCTTCGGAGAGCCACGTCTTGTAGGCGTCCCATTCGGGTGTGCCGTTGTCTTCCAGCGGGAGGAACACACCAGAGCCATCGGCGGCAACGCCGTTGATGCAGGTGTCGAGAAGGTAGTAGTTCATGGTCTACAGCTCCGAGGAGGAAGTCCAAGCAAAAGCAATCTCTGGACCGTTTGATCGGTTTGCGGAGAAGCCTGCAGCTCTGTTCCATTCCAGAGAGCCAGGAGCACTGTATGTACCCGCAGGCGGGGCAGAATAGCTAATAGAAGCGCTGTCTGCTCGTTTTGGCACAGCATAATGCTGGGCAATAACTATCACTCCTGTAACACCAGTTGCGTACATTTTGGTGAATCCAGTCTCGTAATACCTCTGACACAACGCCAGCTCCTGCCCGTAGCTGCGCCGTTCAAACGGGGTGGCGACGGTGCCGGGTTCGAGTTGGACGCCGGTGATGTAGAAGGTG